GTCCGTGATCGGGAGGTAGTCGGCGTAGATACGGTAGCTGCGGTCGAAGTAGACGTTGACTTTCGGGGCCAGTTGCACCATGGGGCTGTTGAAGCTCTCGCACTCGCGTGGTTCCCCGTGGACCTTGGCGAATGTCCCTTGGAGCGGGTCGCCGGTGACGATCATGTGCCGCGGTCGGTGGTTTGCGATGATCGTGTCGATGTTGCCGGGGAGGTACTTGCCTATTTCATCGAAGACCAGGATGTCGGCGTTGGCGTGAGCGACGGCAACCTCAGGGGTGAGGAGGTATGCGCCGATGCGTTGGTCTGGTAGCAGCGGTTGGATCTCGGCTTTGGTCTTGTCGCGGTTGGCCTTGGAGTGGAACACGATCTTGATGCGTGGGAGACGGTTGTCCTGGGCCTGCATGATGCGAACGAACAGGTCCTTGACGAACTTCGACTTACCCGAGCCCGGTTGGCCGAGGAGCACGGTTGTGCGAGGTGATTGTGGAGGGGGCTGGTCGAGTAGGCTGCGGAGGTTCTCCACGAGTTGCTTGTTCTCTGGGAGCGTGAGGAAGACGCCCATGTTTCGCTCCTTGACATCGCTCATGAAGGCGCGCGCGGCAGCCATGTCAACCTGGTAGTAGCTGTGGGCGCCGAACCTCTCGTTCATGTCCTCATAGATGCTCTGCCCGGCTGGTCGGTTGTCAGATACCCAGTGGTGGCCTTCGAGCCGCATGTTGATGACGGTCCTTGGGCTCGGGGCATCGGATCCCAGGCGGCGGATCGGGCTGCCCACAGTGCGGACTTCAACGCGTATGCCACAAGCTGCCATGAAAGCGCCGTAGACCTCGACTGTCTGTGGTTCGTTGCGCGTGATCATGTCGAGGAAGTGCTTTGGACGCCAATTGTTGAACCAGCAGTAGATGACGATTGGATCCAGGGTCATTTGGTCTGCCACCGCTTCGAAGAAGCAGCCTTGGGTGAAGGTCGATGGGACACGCACGTGTTCGCAAGCTCCGACGCACATCGGGTTGTCAGAAGGTCGGGTAGGGACGAGGTGGGCTACGCCGGGATTGAAAAGGTGGGGAAGAACGGGGAGTTCGTCGAGGCTCTCGTGCTCTGGGAGGGCGGTGCGCGCTTGGTTGAACATGAGGCTGGTGGTGTCGACGGGTGTGGTGTCCCTCCGTGGTGGCGGTGGTCCGTTTGACGGCCTGCTCTTTCCTTTGCAGATGTGACAGTTCCCTCCCCTAGGCCCGTTCCAGCCATGACCGGCGGCGCAGATATTCCAGGGGCTCAGCTCGGCGTTGTGTGTGGGGCAATCAGGGACCCGGCACGGGTGATCATTGGCGTGCCGAGTGTTACCGAGTTGTCGGTCCGATTCGTCCTCGTCAGCCTCGGTGGAACCGGGTGTGGGGGGTCTGGAGCCTGACTCGTCGTGATCATCGGATACGGTTGCTGGGCCAGCAGAGTCGTGATCCTCCTCGTGGATGGGGTCAAGGAGATTTGAGTTTGGCGCACGGCGGCGGGTGGTGATACCGGGGCGGCGGAAGGTGATGAAGGCGACGTACCCTGGACAGTGGTCAGCATTGATGTGTACTGCGTAGCCTCGGCTTGTCATGTGCCCGATGTATTGGATCCATTCGGTGTGGTTGTTGACG